CCCTCGGGCGACTTCACGATGGCCAGGTGGTTGGCGTCGTACCTGTTGCCGTCCTTGTGCGTGACCGTGAAGCTAGGCCTGAGCATCATCGGGCTCCTTCACGACGAACGGAGACTCCACGAGCAGCTCCAGCGGCGGCTGCGTCTTGCCCGAGAGGACGGTCACGTACACTCGGCCGCTCTCGCACAGCTTGACTATCTCGTCGCCCTCTAGCTCCCACACGGAGACGCACTGCTGGCCATCCGTCCAGATGGGCAGTGAGCCGCACTCGACGCCAGCCGGGAGGTCCGAGGGCGGGGCCAGGGTCTTGTTGCTCTCCTCGAAGTCAACGGGCCTCATTCGTCGCGCCCCTCGATCTGCCGCTCGAGCTCCGCTTCCATGTCCTTCTGCAGCTCCGGATCGTGCCCCGCCTGCTTCACCTCGCGGGGCTTCTGCTTCTCCTTGAAGATCTGGGGGAGGAGCGGCTTCAGCACCTCCCCCAGGAATCTCCCTATGGCCCATAGCCACTTCACGAGCGTATCGTTCCCCGAGAGAGGGCCTGTGACGCGCTCACGCTGACCGCCGGGCCGGGCCTTTCGGCCCATAGCCGAACCCCGGCGCCGCGGTCCTCCCCTACCGAGAGGTCGCGACACCGATTAAGGGTCTGCGGCTCGTACCCGTCTGCCCCGTGAACGAGGCCCATAACGTACGCCCGCAGTCGCTGCACGTTCTTCAGTCCGATGGCAGTGGCCAGGTCCGCGTGTCTGCTCGACGCGGCGGCGATAATGCCGGGCACAAAGCCCGCCCATCTGGCGGGGACGATGCGCCTGAGCTCGGCCTCCACCTTGTCAAGCGGCAAGGCGGAGATGGCTCCCGTGTCGATGTAGTCGAGGACCTTGATGCAGGCTTCTCTGAACTCCAGCGGGTTGGCTACCGCGTGGCGCTCGAGGTACACCACGGCCGTCAGGTCGCCGATGCCGCGCAGGCCCGACCGCTGCAGGTTCATGGTCGGGTTGCACGACGCGAGCCCGAGGGCCATGAGCACCAGGAGCATGCCCATGAATCGCCTCACTCCTCCTCCTCTCTGCCGGGTCAGTTGCCCGGCCCACCGTGTCCAGGGGGATCGAGCCCGGGGGCCGCCCCCACGTCCTCGCTTCGCTTGTCGCCGTCGCGCGCGAAGAGCAGGCTCAGCGCGGTGATGACGCCGCCGGCGAGCACGGTCCACGTCTCCAGGTCGACGGCCCCGAGGGCCTCGATGCCCCCTGCGAGCACGACGCGGACGATCGCCAGCACGACCAGCACGAGCAGCGCCACGGCGCCCGCGGTCGTCTTCGGGGACTTGAGCCCCGTCTTCAGAGACTTGAGCGGATTCACTCGCCACCTCCCTCGTCGTCGTCAGTTACTCGGCCGAGCTCGCCCAACGCCGGGCCCTCGGCCTCGAGGCGAGCCTGGATCTCCTCCACCTCGATGGTCTCGGAGAAGACGCCCCGCCGGCGGACCTCGGACAGGTAGGTCTCCCGGTCGATCTCGCCGGCCATGCGCGCCTTTAGCAGATGCTCGAGGTGCGCCGCCTCCTTCGGGCCGATGCCGAAGTCGGAGTAGATGTCGATCGAGAAGTCCTCGGGGAGCTTCGCGCCGATCCACTGCGCCGCCCCCCAGTAGGCTTCCCGGAGCATGTTCTCGAGCGTGCGAATCCACGCCTGGATGTCGGTCAGGTGCCGGGCCTCGTCGATCGCCTTGCCGGTCGCCGTCTGCGTGCCCGTCCGCTGGACGAAGACCTGCATGCCCATCAGCTGCATGCGGTCCTGGAGGTCCTGCAGGTCCTGCCGGCCGGCGCCGATGGCGTTGCCCGAGTGCTCGACCACCTTCATGTCGGCCTTGTCACTGGACGTGTAGAAGACCTGGTTGGCGCCCATGACCAGGCCCTTGTCCTCCATCTCCTTCTCGGAGATGCCTTTCAGGAACACCATGCCCACTCTGGCGAAGCGGAGGATGTTCCTCTGATCCGAGCTGCTCTGCCAGTGGGCCAGGTTCAGCCAGGCGAGGTCCTCGAGCGCGGGGCGCCCCTCCATGAACTCGGTGCGGTCGAAGTAGGCCGTGAACAGGGGGATGCCCTTGAACGTGTGCTCGCCCTCTTCGTGCAGGTCGTACTCGTCGGTCTCGGCGTTCTTGCGGTAGACCGCCCACGTCGACTCCGTCCACACCCTGATCTGGTCGACGTCGGCCGTGCCGTAGGTGCCGGCGGGCTCCGTGACCGTTTCCTTGATGCGGATCTGCGTGAGCTTCTTGTGGCCGTTCTCGGCGCGCCCCACCTGCCAGCCGATCAGCTGCGCGGCCGTCACCGGGATGAAGATCGGGCGCGCGCCCACCGCCCGCTCATCGGCGAGAGTCGGGGCCGGCTGCCCCTTCTCCCTCATCTTCGGGTAGTCGACCAGGAGATGGACGAGGCCGCGGTCGAGCGCCTCCCTCATGAGCTCCTTGGCCAGCTGGGTGAGGTCGTTCCCCTCCATGTCCGCGTCGGCGGCGATCTCCTCGAGCTGGGGCGTCAGCCCCTCGGCGCCGTTGATCGACACCGGCTTGCTGAAGGGCCGGGCCACGACCTTCCGGACTGTGTCCCGGTAGCCGTCGAAGAGGAAGCTGCGGTTCAGGCGGTTCTGGTAGGGCTTGGTCTGCTCCTTCTCCTCCTGGGGCAGCCACTTGTGCCCGCCGTCGCGCATGGCCTGAGTGCCGCCGTTGAGCGCGTCGATGAGCGCCCAGCGCGCCGCCATCTTGTCATACGCGGCGCACGGCTGCGCGATCTGGTCCGATAGCGCCTTGGTCGCAGTATCGCCCATGTCGGGCCCTTCTCAGCGCGTGGCGAGGCCCGGGGAGACACGGAGGGGGTGTGTCTCCCCGGGTTACCTCAGCCGATCGGCACTGGCTAGGTGCCGATGTAGCCGTTGACGAAGACGACGCAGTCGCCGACGTTGGCGATCACGCCGATCCCGTCGAGGTCCACGCCCGCCGGGATCACGAGCGGCGGGTCGAAGTTGTACATCTTGCCGTGGTCGCCGTGCGCGTCGGCGATGTCGGCGGGATGCAGGATCGGCCCGTCCGTCGTGCCGTGGCGGAGCCTGAGGATCTGGTCCTCCGTCGTGGTCTTGTTGAACGCCTGCGCCTGGGTGATGAAGAGACGCTTGCCGGTCGTCCCGGCCTTGATCGTCTGCTTCGTGGTGGTGGTGATCTCCGTCGGGTTCGCTGCCCAGAACGCCTCGGCGTCGTTGGGCAACCCCTTCGGGAGAAGGGCATTGTTCCTTGCTTCGTCTGAACTCGACATATCTGGTTCCTTTCCTTCCGGCACCCTCAGTCATGCGCCGCCCACCGCGGGCGCCGCGAAACGCTACTAGCTCGCCGGCGAGACGGACCGGACCATCAGGTGGTCCAGGAACATGTCCGCCAGCGTGTCATCCTGAGCGTCGAACTCCACCATCACCGCCGCGTACTGCACATCGGACGGGTCCCAGCCGTTGCCGCCGACCGTCACCACGCACGCGCTCAGCGCCTTCTTGAACTGCTGCCAGGTCGCCTGCGTGATGTCCCCGTCCGAGAGCTCCCACTGGTTGTAGTTGGTCGCATCGGTGCCCAGGCGCACGATCACCTTGGCGACGTCCGTCTTGTCGGAGATGTAGATGTAGCCCTCGATGATGTCGTTGGCGGTGAAGCGGCTCAGGTCGAGCTTGAGGTCGCTGCGCTCGACGCCGGCGTTCTTCTTGCCGTTCGAGCCGTCGATCTTGTCGAACTCGATGGACGTCTTCCCCAGGATGTGCGTCGGGTCGGTCGTCACGTTGCCGGTGTCGTTGTTGGCCCCCACCGCGGCCGTGAGGGTCTGGGTGTCGTTGCCGCCGCCGTCGACGGCCGAGGTCGTGACCGTGAAGGGCACCCCCGCCTCGTCGGCCGTGAGGATGACCTTGGTGTCGTCCTCCGTGGCCGTGATGGCGTCCGGCCCCGGGTGGCTGGCCTTGTTCGCCTCCCATGCCGCCTGCAGGCCCTCGACGACGTTCTTGACCGTAGCCGCCGTCGCCGTGAAGGTCGCGATGGCGATGCCGCCGTAGAGGATCGTGAAGACGTCGCCCTCCTCCACGTTGGCCGGCGTGACGTTGACCACGTGCGCGATCCCCTCGACGACCCGAAGGCCGCCGTTGAAGAGCTCGCCGCCGTCGAATATCAGCTCCCGGTCCTGGACGGGGCAGACGTTCCGGACCTTGCCGCGCTGATCCCCCACGGCCCCGCTGCTGGAATGCGACTGGTTCCCGTTCAGCATGCCCCGCTCCTTTCAGCCTACGCCAGCTGGATCACGCCCAGTGTTCCGCCGCCCCCGTCGATCTCGGCGATGCCGTAGCGGACCCCGTCCATGGCGTGGTCGTTCTCCTTCGTGAAGTCATCCGAGTCCGGCTTGGTCTCCCAGGTCTCGAACTCGCGGATGGTGTTCTCGCAAGTCGGGTCCACCGTGAAGCGCGGCCTGCCGTCGCCGGCGACCTTCAGCCGGTTGCGGACCCGGCGCACGCCTGTCTGCCGATCGTTGTCTGCGGGGATCGCCGGCAGCCCCTCGGACTGCATCTCCGCGATCAGCCCTGCGGCGGACGGATCGACGACGCAGATCTCCGGGTGCCAGATGGCCTGCAGGCGCTTCGCCTCAGCCACCACGCCGCTCGGGAGGACGTGCGTCTCATACCACTCATGGGCGACGTGCACGCGGCCGTCGCCGTCCACCAGCAGCACGAGAATGACGGCGGGATTGGTGTAGCCCTCGTCCACGGCGAAGACCACCTGGCGCCACTGGGTCTCCGGCTGCCCGGGCATGGGCCCGTTGCGATATTGCACGAACGTGTCGCGGACCCAGGTGTCGTAGACGAGCCGGTCGGAGCCGAGCCAACGACCCTCGACGTAGCGGGCCTTGGCCAGGCCGGTGTACGTCTGGAGGTCCGCCACGTAATCGGGCGGCAGGAAGAAGTTGTCCGTGGTGCGAGTCGTGACGGCGATATGGCCCGGCTTGGGCTTGCTGTTGCCGGCGCCCAGGCCGAAGTACCGCGCCAGGTAGTGACTCGGGGGCCCCGGGTTGCATGCCCCGTAGAGCTGGTTGGGGAGGCCCTTCACCTTCGTCCGGATGCGCCCCCGCAGCGCCGTCCAGTCCTTCTCCGACGTCTCGGTCGCCTCGTCGATGCCGCAGCCCGAGAGGTTCAGCGAGCCGATCTTGGTGGGCTGCTCCCCTTTGCGGGCCTCGAGGCCGAAGTACTCGATCAGGCCCCCGCCATCCAGCTCGATCACCCGGTCCGACTTGTGGTGGATGTAGCTGCCTTCCGGGAGCACCGGCGGCAGTTCCCCGTCCGGCTCGAGCAACGTCCGCAGCGTCGTCGCCTTCAGCGTCACGAGCGCCTTCCGGCACAGCCCTTCGCGGGCGCCCTTGTGCTGGGCGCGGTCGTATGCCTTCAGGCACAGCGCCCGGGACTTGCCGGCGCCGAATGCCCCCGAGTACAGCACCGCGCGCGCCTGGGCCGTGAGGAAGTCGATCTGCTTGGGGAGGGCCTCGATCGTGAGGGTCGGCACTAGTCGCCCTCCGTCTCGGCCTCTGCGTCAGGCTCCGGCTTGTGGTCCGCCGGCGGAGTCGCTGGCACGATCGTAACCGTCAAGCCGCCGCCGCCCGGGCCCGTGTGCTCGAGCTGGTGCTTCTCGCGGTACTCGGGGCAGAGCGCCTTGGCGTGCAGCTCCAGCATCCGGTCCGAGTACTCCTTGACCGTGTCGACCCTCTCGCCCTGGTAGAAGATGGGCTTGTCGACGCCCTGGATGCCCCGGCGGATCACCTCGGCCCGCACGATGTCGCGGTGGTCCTCGAGGGCGTCTTCCCACTGCGCGGCGAACTCGGGGAAGCGGTCGCGGTGCGTGTAGGCAGTGCGGCGGCCGACCACCGCCTCCTTGCACGCCTGCCGGACGATCCCGTGGTTGCGCAGCGACTCTAGGAAGAGCTTGTGCCAGGACGTGTCGGTGGTCTTGCCGCCCGGATTTTCTCGCGCGCGTTGAGGCGTGCCTTCTGTGCGGCTGGTCTGGTCGGCCTGCGACTCTGCCACAGTATTCCCGCCAGTAGCACCGCCCCCCTGACGCACGCTATCGTGCCGAACGGGCGGAATCTGAACGGGGTCCATACTACGCCGACGATTTTCGTACTACGGGCGCGCTGGAGGTCCCCGCCTGCGATCTGCACCCAGCAGCAATATTCTTGTTGCACATGGGCCCGTCGCCGCTATACTGGTCGCAGCATGGCAGACGAGGAGCCAGAGGGGCAGCCGCAACCGCCCCAGCCGCCGCCCCCTCCCCCCAAGAACTTCTGGGACGTGCTCTGGCATCTCATCGATCGACCCCGGATCATCATCTATGCCGGGATCGTGGCCGCCATCTTCGTCTGCCCGGTCGAAGCTGTGGCGCTCCTGGAAAAGGCGCTTGACGGCCTGAAGCCGGATACGTATGTTGTCGATATCGTACTGCTGGTGGTGCTGGTAGCGTCCTGGGCGATTTCAGGGATTTGGATCGCGTCCCTGAAGAAGGAGCTGGCTCGGACGTCCCAGGAACGGAACGCCTGGCAGCACGACAAGATCGGCGACGACATGGAGTCAAGCAGGGAGGACTGATCCGATGCAGACCTTTCTGATCGTGCTCGTGGTGATCGCGGCATGTCAGCTGCTCCATGACCATATCATCCGGCCGCTGATCCAGATGCAGGAGCACTTCAGGCTCTTCGCGATGCGCGATGAGCTTCGGAGGCTCTATGCGCTCAAGAAGCTCACCCGGCTGGAGTTCCTCGTGTTCCAGTCCGGCGTCAATGCGACCATCCGACTCGTGCCCACGGTCGGCATGGCCACATTCTGGCGCGCTCACACGGCCTTCGACGACGACGAGGCGTTCCAGGCGCGACTCGCGCGGCGTCAGGAGGTCTACGCGAACTGCAAATGCGAGCGGGCGCTTGAGCTGAAGAGGGCGAGCAGCAACATCCTGCTGCGATCGCTGGCCGTCAACTCGTTGTGGTTCTTCCTCGTAGCGACGCCGATCGTGCTCATTGGCATACTGCTGAACGAGAGGCTGATCCCTTACCTCAAGTCGCTTCGCCAGACCTTCGCCAAGCTCGAGTGGATCAGTGAGCCCGAGGTGGTCGTCGTCGCTCTGGGCGATTCCTAGGCGCCGGCCGGCGCGACCTGCACTACTTCCTGACGCGGATGCGGCCGTTCGCATTCCTTGCAGCGGCGGTAGCGCGTCCGGAAGGCCCCGTCGCTTGACAGCTTCGAGCAGTAGATCTTGGTCTTGCCACCGCAGTGCGGACACTTCCATCTGTCGTCCTCAGCCATTCCCCTCCGCCTGTCTCCCCCCCTCGATGATGTCGGCGCCGCGCTCCTCGTCCGGGAGCGGCGTGACGGCCCTCGCGTCCCCCTTCAGGAAGACGAGCACGTTCTGGTGGCACTTGCCGAGCTTGCGGTACTGCTCGAAGGCCCTCCGGACTCGGATCGGAAGGCTCCCCACCATGGTCACCAGGATGGCTTCGTTGTAGAAGCGCGCGCCGGCGTCCTCGAAGGCCGCGATGGTGTCGGGGACGAAGCTCCGGTAGGCCCCGTCTTCCCCTCTCACCTCGCCGACGACGAAGCAGGCGAAGCGATCGTCCCTGAGCATGGCCACCGATCTGGCGATGATCTCCCTGTAGGCCTCGAGGAAGTCAGTGTAGTTCATGTTCGACAGGTCCCGTGCGTCATCGCTGTAGACCTTGAGGTCCGCGTAGGGCGGGCAGGAGAAGACGAGGTCGTAGTCGCCGGGCGCGAGCTCGTCGATGCTGAGGCTGTCCCCGTGAATCCACTTGGGTTGCCGCTCGGGGACGGTGTTGATGGCCTGCCGGCGATTCTCCTTCACCTGCCGCTCGCTGAGGTCCACGCCCGTGTAGTCCCGGCCGAGCCATGCCGCAACGACGCCCCGGACCGAGCCGCCGGCGAAGGGGTCGAGGACCGAGCCGCCGGGCGGGCAGAACCAGCGGTAGACGAGCTCGCACACCACCGGATCGAAGATGGAGACGATGCCGCCCGTGTCGCTGCTGGCCAGGCTCGTGCCTTCGATGAGGGCCGGCAGGTGATCGGCTTGGAACTCCTGGTGGGTCAGTTCCCGGCCGAGGCGTGCTTCCGTCTCCTCCTTCATCTGGTAGTAGCGAGGCACGGTGCCCGAGAGCGAGCCCGACGTCTTCAGCCCCTCGCGGGTCGCGGCGCTATCGATTCCCAGGGCCAGCCACGCCGCCTTCCTCTCCTGCCAGTAGCCCTGGCGGGCGTCCAGGATCGTGAACGGCGGGACGCCGAAGCGGGCCGCAAGGCTCAGGGCTTCCTCGCCCTCGTCGGCCGGGAGGCCCAGCGGCCCCAGCTCGGCCATGGCCAGCTCGGCCATGCGGAGGTCAATGCTCAGCTCCGGCATGTCGATCTGCAGCTGGGCCAGGAGCGACCCGAGGTCGTCCGTGAAGGTGCCCTGGATCTCCGGGCTGTTGGCGGCGACGTTGGCCGCCTTCTCCTTCAGCTCGTCCCAGTCCACAACCCGGATGGGGAACCGCTCGCCGTCCGGCGCCACCACGGCCCCGTCCTCGTAGCGGAGCCCCTCGCCGTACTTCTCCTGGAGCGCGGCGAGCCGCTGGTGCCCCGCCACCAGGTGGCCGGTGCGGGCGTTCCAGACGATGCCCGAGATGTCGCCGAACTCTTCCATGCTCACCTTCAGTCCCGCCAGCGCCTCCGGGGAGATCTCCCTCGGGTTCCATGGCGCCGGCCTGAGGTCCTCGATGCTCGTCAGCTGGTGCACTACATGACGCCTGCTCCCTCCACGTCATCCTGAAGTCTGGTGCGGAGCTGAGCCGATAAACCCTCGTTGGCCTTCCGGGGTCGCGTCCCTTGCGGGCGCGTCGGTCGGCTCAGCTCCACGTCACCGGCCCCGGGGGAGCTGCAACTCCCCCGGCCCGGGCTATTCCCACAGCAGCTGCTCCCTCGTCTCCTCGTCGAGCTCGTTCCAGAGTTCGGCCATGCAGTCCCGCAGCATGATGCCGAACCCGTTCCTCTTGATCGGCGCTTTGACCCGGCGCGTGAAGGCCCGCCACTTGACGCCCTGCTCTCGGATGATGGCCACGATCGCCTCGTCGGTCTGCGCCTGCCGGATCTTGGCGATGAGCTCCACTTCCTCGAGCATCATCGTGGCCACTTCCCGGGTGACATCCTCTTCGGCTTGCCCGGCCGCCACGACCTTCTCCCACCAAGCCGAGTACTCCTTGGCCTTGCGGGGCTTGGTCAGCTGCTGGCGCTGCGCGTGACTGAGCGCCTTGCCGGTGCGCGTCTTCCTGTCCATCCTGGCTGCCTCCCCTAGAACGGGATGTCGTCGTCGCTGATGTCGAAGGTGTCGTCGTTCGCGAGGAACTGCATGTTCTCGATCACGACCTTGAGCTTGCTGCGCCGCTGACCATCCTTCGATTGCCACTGGTCGAGCTTCAGCCGCCCTTCGACGAAGAGGGGCGACCCCTTCGAGAGATACTGCTGGCAGAGCTCGGCCGTCCGGGCCCAGGCCTCGACGTCGACGAAGGTCACCTCCTCCTGCTGCTCGCCCTGCTTGTTCTTCCACTTCCGGTTGGTGGCCAGGCCGAAGCTGCAGACGGCCGTGCCTCCGGGGGTGTACCTCAGCTCGACGTCGCGCGTCAGGTTGCCGATCAGCATCACTTTGTTGAGATTCGCCATGGCTCTCCTCCTCGGTTAGTAGTTGGACCTGCAGACCTTGTCATAGATCCTGTCGATGATATCGAGCTGCTTGGGCGACATGTCCCGGCGCCGCGCCATCTGCTCATTGACCGACTCGAGGAAATCGCACTCCCATTCCGTGCAGACTTCGGCTGCGACCTCGAGCGACTCCTCCACCTTCTGCCTGGCTGTCTTTCTCTCGCTCATGCCGCCTCCTTCGCGCAGTCCGGGCATAGGTCGTCGGGGTCGGTGCCTCTGATGGGCTGAGGCTTGCGGCTCGCCCCGCGGAACTCATATTCCGGCTCAAGCCACCCCTCGCCCTGGCAGACGCTGCACCAGGCCTCGATGCCGCCCAGGCACTTCTGCCGGGGCACCCCGCCGCACTGTGGACACCGTATCCGGCCGCAGCGATAGCAGCGGATCTCGTCGGCCCTCATCAGGGCATCCCCTTCTCGGCCCACTCCAGCGCGGCCTCGCACAGGGCCGCAGCCGCGGTCCGGGCTTCAGCACTCCCCCGCCGCGGGGCCCGTAGCAAGCCCATGGCAGCGCGGCATGCGGTAAGCGCGGCGGGCGCTGCAGACGCGACGCGCGCGCGGCGAGCATTGTCGGCCTCAATGCGAGTAGTCCTGAAAGACGCGATCAGCGCCCGGGACTCGAACTCAACCAGCTCGCCCCCCACCATTTGCGCGCGCCGCTCTCCGCTGAGCGCGTAAAGCTGGCCATCGTCTGCAACCCATGCCGGCAGGAGGCTTTCGGCCTGAGGATGGCTCATCGTCCGGCCTCCATCACCGGGCGCCAGGACTTCGCTTCCTTCTTCGCCGCGGCGATCATCCCCTCGGCCGTCATGCCGAGGAGATCCAGCGCCCGCTCGATCTGCAGGATGGCTTGCTCGGTTGCCGTCGTGAAGGCTGCGTCAATCGCTGGCGCGGCATCGAGCGGTGCCGCCACCTGAGCGATGTAGCAGCCAGTGATGAAGGGGGACAAGACCAGATGCAGAAGCTCGTGGCGCAAGTTATGGAGTAGCCGAGCCTTATCCGTCGCCTGCCTGTGATCCATCACGATCGTAGCGAAGCGGTAGTCGGGGCGCGCATCGACTTCGCCCGCGACCGCGGCATGCTCGCTCCTCTTCTCCAGCCAATCCCACTTCACGTCGATGCTCCAATCCTGGAGCTGCATGGCCCACCGGAGCCAGGGCAGGTTCTCCCGGACGATCCTCTGGGCCCGTGCCTTCGTCAGCTTCTTCATAGCTGCTCACCCGCCATTCCGATCTCGAGGTCCTTCTGGCCGAGTGGCCAGATGAAGAACGGGGTATCGGAGCTGACCTCGAGGCGCTTGAGGTCCTCGCTCAG